ACCACATTTATATGTACTGGAATTAAATAGCACCGTCCTCGACATGACATTAAACTGTCGGCTATGGGAAGCTATCCCCAGCTAGGAATGCATGGACTTTTCTTAAGACAGCCTAACAGGAAGAAAAGGATCGCGCCTACTGATACTGTCAAACGCGTAAGCAAGTAGTGGTTCGAAAACTTGCTGCGAATTACTGGACCGCCGAAATTACTTTGCCCACTAACTCAGTAACCGTCAAAGAACAAACGGACTCAATCAACAATGATCGTAAAGAAGAGATTGAGACCTCGGAAGGATTAACATGTAAACGTGACGTTAAAAATATGTTTATAGAAATGTGTATGTTAGCCGTAGACAAACCATTTATGAATCCCTTCCCAGATCAGACACCGCACGCTATTCTTAATAGAGAGTATCTGATGACTCGTATTACCTGGACCGTTAGTACTACGGGTACTAGAATTCCTTTCCCTGGCTCATTGTTTGGCGTACCTGCAATAGCTAAGGCTCTAGCGACATTCTATTATTTTAGAGCAGATTTACAAGTCTCAATACGTCTTAATTCAACTCCTTATCACAAAGGAATGTTGATGGTAAACTTTGTACACGATTGGAAAACAATTGGACCTTCAGTTGTTTTGCCCAACCTTAAGCAATTATCGTGTCATAACCCAGTTTTACTCAACTTCTCCTCTGCTGATTGTTGTGATATTAGGATACCCCGACTCACACCTGGAAACTTTTTACCTATACGACCTGCAGGAGTAATCGATCCTCAAGATACTTCAATAGGATTTCTTGCACTTAATCCTATTGTTACTCTTGAAGCCCCAGACGATGCTTCTCAGTCAATACAAGTTTCTGTGTTTGCTAGATTCCTCATGCCTATGTGTGCTGGTTTCTTGGCTTCACAATCTGCCTCTAAACATGCCAAATTTACAACTGCTGACCAAAAAGATAAAACGGATAGACAAGTAGTTGTATCTTCAAATAAACCAAATTTCTTTTCACCTATTACAGAGGTAGTCAATGATGC